ATATCTTATGTCCATCTACATAATGAACTAAATTATCGTAATATTGTTTTAGGAAAATACTTTTTTGATTGTTTTGAGTTTCTAAAAAATTAGAAAACTCTAATGCTTTTTCTAGTCGTTCGTCCATAGATAAATCCTCATATACTTATAACAAGTATATACTCAATCTATCTATATGTCAAGCATTATGCGAATGTATTTCCGGTAGCTGCTGCAAATACTGGTGCTGGAATACTTACGTTAGCACCAGTTGGACGAATATAAGTTACTGCACTAGTTGTTGTACCTTGTACAGTTTCGTCAACTGCTGGACCTGTGCCGGTTTGGTCACCAGCATCGTCATCAGATAGTCTGATTCTAAATTGAAGTACGTTGCTTGCAGATGCTTTTACTGCTATAGCTAAATTATTTTCACTATACGGATTCGCACCTGATGCTGTCCAAATTGTTTTATAGGCTGTAGTAAGATTGTAGTTACCATCAGTACTTCCTGTACCATAATAATCTGCGCTACCAGTTCCTGCTACTCTAGCAGACTCTTTGTAATTTAAAAACACCTGACCGCCGTCATTTAAAATGTGTTGCCAGTCTTGAGTCTTAGCATCAGGGGAAGATTTATCATTACTAACATAAATTCTTATTTGGCCACCAGCATTAAAAAAAGACTGTCGATGGTTAGCATTAGTAAACGTTACGCTAACCATATGTGTTTCTGTGCCATTCCATCCTGCTGCTTTAGTACCAGTAATACCTGCTACAGTACTAAACTGTGCAGCGCCTACAGTATATCTATTAGGATCGCTACTTACTGTAGAAACTAAAGTTTCGTATTGATTGTGTACTGTTGCTGTGACGGTATCATCGTCTCCGACATTTGTTATAGTAGGACCTGAGCCAAATTGGTGTGTGTATGCTTTAGTAATATCACCACGCAGATTATCCCACTGTGCTGCTGTTACACTATTACCTACACTAACTTGAGCACTTGCTAAAGATTGATTATATCCTGTTGCATTAGTCTCTGTTGTTCCTGCAGGTGTACCCATAATTACATTAATTCCACTTTGTAAAGTGTTGTAATCTAATTCTGTTACTTTATCACCGACTGCTTTAGCCATACTTACCGCTCCTAATTAACTATGTATATTTATACTTTTAGAACACACTCAATAAGTTTTTCGTTTTCGTCAGTACTTGATTCAAGTGCGACTCCAACTAGAGCTGTTGTTGCAAGTGTTGAACAAACACCATTGTCCCAAGCATATATTGCTTGACCTTTTTTAACAACACCCGAAACTCTTACTGGAAGACGTCCTTTAAGACCAATATACTGTCCGTCAATTTCACTATTCATTAAAAATGCAGGGTCAGTTGAAACAACACCAATACAATGTTTGCTTGCATTTGCTGGTTCTACTTCTGCATCATCACCGTACGACACTGCAACTGCTGTGCCTGCTGGTAATTCTTCTGCTGTTGTGTATTTTTCTGCAAGGTCAGCATACTGTGCGCTAGTTGCAATACCTTGAAATAATACTGCATTTAGGTTTCCGCCGCCGTCTCTAACCGCTACTGTATTTGGAGTAGCGGCCCCTGCTGATCCAACATATCCAGCCCGTGCAGATCCGCCTACAACAAGAGAGCCTGCTAATGTTGCAGTTCCTGTAAATGTCGTAGCATGTATGTTTGTAAATTCACTACCGATTGCTCCTAAAGTAATACTTTCAACTCCAGTATTAGCAATATTTCTTCCAGGTAGTACACTGCCTGGTTGTAGTTGTAGGATGTTTTTATTTGTGCCGCTATCGTTAGCTCTTAATTTAACTACAGACCCAACTTCGTTAGCAATAACGCCTTCGTTATCATTCTCAATATATAATTTTAGATCAAGACCTGCTCCAATAGCAAGACCTGCATCTGTTTGAAAGTTAGTAAGCTGAGTAAACACTGTAGGGACGCCAGCACTAGTAGTAACATAGTTAGATGCAGCAACTCCGTTAAGTTTTAAAGCGTTTGATGCAGTGCCATGGAACTGATGATTAGTATTAGTTACTCCGCCAGTAGCATTAGTTGTGTTCTTTAAAGTAATACCTGGTCTTATTACATCAAATCCTGAAATAGCATTTTCTGCATCTGAACTATCAATAGTAAACCCGGCTCCGTTTCCGACATGGGCACTGATTACAAATATAACTTCATCGTTTACAGTAGCAGTAATTACACTTTTTGTTAAGTTTTCAGTATCTCTAACACTGCGACTTTGCATCTGGGTAATGCCTTCGCCTGCATCTTGAGGTCCAACAAGTACGAAATCAGTTCCGTTGTATGCATACAATTGCTCGTTGCCAGTATCCCACCAAAAATCACCCTGGGACAATCCTGCTGGCTGTGTTGCTGCAATTTCAGCGCCACCTGTTGTTCGCCATTGTGTGCCGTCATAAAATTTTAATTTAGAATTTCCAGTGTCAAACCAAATTTGTCCGCTGATAGCTTTAGGTGGAGGATTTGCACCACTAAAGTTTTCTAGCAAAAATACCATATTTTCGTTTTGTATTTCGCCGTATCCTGCGTAATTCTTACCGACAAGTTTTAGGTCGGTAGTTTGATCAATTGTACCGTCCTCAACAACTGTTAGTGTTGCGTTGCTGTATCTATTAATAGTGTATGCCATGTTTTATTTAAACCCCTTGTACAATTGTATTTATCGCATTAACTGTAATTGCTTGTATTGGTATGTGCCCACACACCTGCTTGCACTTCAAATGTCATCGTATATCTATTCGGTGACGGTGTAAAAGTACCTGACGTTGCGTTAGCTGCTACAATATCCTGTACTACAGTTTCGTTTTGTGTGCCGGCACTATCTACTGCAATTGTTGATTTAGTTAGTGTTCCGCTAGTATCTGGATCAGTAGTAATACTTACTGCAATTCCTGTAACTGTAGAGTTAGCATACGATACGCAATGTATTTTAGCAGTTGCTCCATTATTTACTACGCCTACAGGTGAAATATCATCTAACACATTCTTTACATCATTGATCGGGCCGTTGCCTGCACCGGCTGCATTTGGATCAGCAAATGCTGTAATATCTAAACTAAAACTTGTAGGTATTGTAGCCACAATATTATCAGAATAAGCTTTTGTGACTGCATCAGATGCTGCTGCCGGAGTAGCCAATCCTGTAACTTTTGCATTATTAAGTGTAATAGTGCCGCCTGTAGTAATACTCATTGGCCCTGCATTTACAATATTACCTGATAAATTTATATCATTAGTAACAGTTAACGATGCAAGAGTGCCTATTGACGTAATACCGTTAGCTTGTGTAACAGTATCGCCTAATTTTGTTTTACTTAATACTTGAACATTTTCAATTCTATATTCTTTACTAATGCCCAAATCAACATTTTGATTAAATGTCCAGTTGCCTGTTGATTGTACCCAGCTAATATCCTTACTACCATTACTCGAACGCAGTGTTATACCACCACCGTCGGCATTAGTATCATCACCTTCAGTGCTATCATCTAATAACCCTAATTCAATGTTAGGATCTTCAACCCGCATAGTAGCTACGTTAAAATAACTAGTATCACCTTTTACAAGAAGACTTCCGTCAACTGTAAGATCTCCAGTATATCGACCTGTACCAGTAACATCAAGATTGTAACTAGGACTATTATTAAAAATACCTACTGAGCTTGCACTTGTATCAATTTTTACAGCATTTACATAATCACTGCCTTGCTTAACTCTTAATGCTAGGTCAAAGTTGTTTTGCTGTGTTTCTATAACAGAAGTAGTATCCCCTGTTAATGTTTTAAAATGTGCATATTCAGTATCACCTATGCCTACTTTAACACCATTGGTGCCTTTAACAAACAATGCACCTAACATCGACTGTGGCACAACTACGTTACTAACATCTCGTTCGTTTGTGCTAACAAAGTCTGTATTAGAATAAGTATTTCCTTGATTATCTGCTAAACTTTCTGCAGAAGTTGCAATGCCATTAAATTTATAATCAGCTACTACAACAGGATTAAATCCAATTTTAATAACTCTTCCTACTGCATAAGGAGCAAGCGCATATGAACTACTTGGTGTAAATTCTTGTCTACTTTGTATACCTGCAAGCACTCCACCAATGTACAATGCTAAAATAGTACGTGATTGATTTCCGGTATCAACCATTGTTACTGCTTCGTAACCTGTTTTGCCTTGCCCGGCAGTGTATGTAGGTCCAACTAACGTTAAATCTGTGCCGTCCCACATATAAAGTTTATTTTGATTATTGTCTATCCAAAGATCGCCTGTAACTAAATTACTCGGCTGTGTCGAACTTACAATTGGCCCTCCGGCAGTTCTAAATGATGTTCCGTCATACAGTTTAAGTCGATTATCACCTAAGTCATACCATATCTGTCCTTTTAAAGGATTACTCGGTGCGCTTGAGCTTGCAAAATTTTCTAACAATGCAACAAAATTTTCATTAAATGCTTCGCCGAACCCTTTGTAATTTTTACCTACAAGTGTAATATCAGACGAACTTGTATCTATTACTCCATCTACTAGATCAACTAATAAATCTCCATTGGTTTTGTTTATTCTGTAGCTCATGTTCCTGTTATTCCTGTATAGATGATGTAATTAATTGTTTGATAAGGATTCATAACATTTAATGCATTTCCAAGCGTTGAAATTTCTGAACCAATAATATCTGTTCTAATGCCGCCTGTGTTAGACAACCGTTCTGTTGAATTTACTGCGCCGGAATTAATAACAGAATCAGATACTCCGTCAGGTTTATCACCGGCACCAACAGCATCGCGCATTCCAAAGAATTGTCTACCAGTTGGATCTTTCATATCATGTTCGTGTTCTGGTAAGTTACTAGGATCAATTAAGACTGCATCGTCACCATCAACTGCTCCTAAGATTTGTGCGTTAGCATCTCTAGATCTAGTATCAGGTGAACTTACAGCTGGGATCGATCCCATTGCTAAATTACCTAATGCAAATCTGCCTCGTAAGTCTGGAACTTTAAAAAATCCATCAGTTGTTTCGATGTCAGGCCCATAAGTGTAACCTACAAGAGCATATAAAGTTGCATATAATGATTGTCCTAATTCTTGTCCATTACAAAATTTCCATCCTGCCGGTTCTGATGCTCCAGCAAATGGCATTATAGATCCTACAGGAGAAAGTCCTGCAATGGAAGAAAATAATGCTGAACGATTAATTTTTGCTAACCCTGTAGATCTATTAATAAGAAATTCATCAGCGCCTTCAGAAGCATCAACTGATGTTCTTGAAGATATAATACTATTTTTAACAGTAAGATCAAATGCTTTTAGACCGCCGCCTGTTTGACCATCAAAACTTTGCTCTACTGTTTCAACATCACCTTGTAAACGGAAGGTAGTTGCACTTGTAAGTTTGTCTGAGCTATTTGATTTACCTGATACGTTACCACTAACAGTGCCTTCTACGTTTCCGATAAATGTAGTTGCATACATCCTGCGAAACCGTAATGTATCTCTACCAATATCTCTAGTATTATTTGAGTCTGGAAGTAATACGTCACTATCATTTGTGTCTACAGTAAGATCTGTGCTTCCTAATGTTAATGTTTTTTGTATTAGTGCATTTTCGCCTACATTTAAATTTTTAGCAATGCCAGCGCCGCCTTTAACAATTAATGAGCCGTCACTAATATTAGTACTTTGTACAGTACTGTTAGTTTTAATTGTGCCGCTAGATAAAACATTTCCAGTAATATCAAGAGCTTCATCAGGGGCTACATTATTAATTCCTACTCTTAAACTAGAATCAACACGTAATACTGTTTTACTTGCACCAGCATTTCTTACTCTTACATCAATGTTTGATCCTTCAATATTGTGTTGTAACACTCCTGCGCTGCCTTCAACACCTACATTTAGCTCTGCATTAATACCATACGCAATACCAGTATTGTTTTGAACATTTACTGGAAAGGTTGTTGTAGAAGTAGCATCGCCTCTTAAAAAGTTAGCAGCTGGGATTGCTAAGTTGCTAACAATTAAACTTTCTGCTTTTTCAGCTACGCCGTGAAACTTAACATCGTTAATGCCGTTACCGCTAGTATCTCTGTTAGCTAAATTAATTCCCGGTTTAATTACTGTTGCAGCAAATCCGGGAATAGTCGCTTTAGGAGTAAACTGGTCAAATGCAATAATTGCAACTACTTGCGCTCTCACTTGTACTTCAATTACCGTGTACTCTAAATTATCTTGACCAGTAATTGTAGTAGGTGTTGTTCCAGTAGTTAATCCTTGACTAAACGACGGACCAACTAATACCCATGTAGATCCTGAAAACAAATACAACTGTTGATTATCAGTGTCAACCCAAAGGTCGCCTTCTAATGCTTGATTTGGATCAGGCTGTGTTATACTTTTTCTTAAACCGCCGGATGGTACCCATAACGTGCTATCATATATTAATAGTTGGTTGGTATTATTATTATACCATAACTGCCCTTCAACCGGAGTAGATGGCTCAGTTGCACTTGCAAAATTTTCTAGCAAGTGCAGTAAGTCTTCTGCTATGATTTGCCCGTAACCAGTAGAGTTTTTGCCCGGTAAACTTAAACTAGTTTCAGTGTTAATAGTACCATCTTCAACGATAAGATCGTCTTTATTAGCACTATCAGTATATTGTATTGTATATGCCATTTAATTATCCCTCGTTAAATCCAGTTAAACTTTGTATTCTAACCGTATAATCAATTTGTACTAATCTGTTTAAACTTTTCTGCACAGGGTGGAAAATAACATGTGTTAGTAGACGTCCAGTACCGTTAGCTGAATAAGCCTTTAGACCTAATTCATCAAATACATACAAACTATCACCATCTGTTGCTGTATCAAATGCGTCTTGGCCACTTGGTTCACCGTAATCAAGTAAGCAACTAATTAATACATCAGTATAATTTGTACCACTTACATGTCGAGTTTCAATTTTATTTCTTGCAGGATCTAAGTTATTAATCGATCTGTCATCAACTACTTTTGTAAATGTTTCGTTATATAAACTAGCATTTGTGCCTGTGCTGTTTGGAGTTAGGTATGTAATAATACCTGTTGGGTCAACACTAGTGCCGCCGTTACCAAACCCCATTTCATAAATCCAACCAGTACCACCATTACCTATACTTTCAGCTAATGAAATACTCATGTTTTCATAATGAATTGCATTCCTCTTATCGATAAGAACATTGCCTGTCTCAGGTTCAAATATTTTAATATGACCCTGCATTAGTATACCGCTTTTTTCATTTATGTTGTCTGTCATTTGATTTTCCTATACTGTATTTATCGCGGTGCGTCCGGAGACGTGGCACGCAAGAATCTTGAAATGTCTGTATCAGCGTTTGCTAATGCAGTACCTGGATTATTCCAGAGTTTACCTTGTCTTCTAATAATTATCACCTTTTGATTTTCTAAAGGAGCATTTAGAAGTGTTAATGAAGCACTATTAATACTAAACTCTGCTTCAAGTGTTGTATCTCCTTCACTACTGTCTTGCGCTGTTGGATTTGGCATAGTGTATACACTAATAGCATTTTTACGCAAACGTTTTCCTGCTACAAATACTTCAAATTCATTTACACTGTTAGGTATAAAATCAAGTTCGTAAGTTGCAGTTGTACCGTCTGCTATAAATTGCGTTGTTAGCGTTTCATCTTTATACGGAACTGTAGCATCAACACTTTGGTTGTATAGTTCTGTACCAGCATCATACGTTGTTTTAACTCCAGTACCTAGTGTTCCTCGACGAAGTTGCTTTATACTGTTACCATCTTTAATAAAGTATTCAATGCGCTCGCTTTCAATAAAGAGCACACTAGGTATTTTAGAATTTGGCGTAGGGGTCGGTAAGCTATCAGCATTAATTAATACTATTTCATTGTCATACCAGTTTAACTCTTGTGCAAGAGTAATATTTTTACTGCCGTCTAACCGCTTATAGTGTGTACGGTTTAACATATCTTTAAACTGTCTCCAACCAAATCTATTAGTTGTAATTGGATTAGAAAATTGTATAACTTCTATTGTGTCATTATCATTAATAGTTGCATCAATCTTGACATATTGCTTATTATCAGTAATATAATAGTGTACATTAGGAGTTAATAAGTCACCGTTAATAGATACCCAAACGTACTGTGCATCAATTGCTTCTGCTCTTAATTCAATTAAGCCGTTACGCAAATGCTGTATAGTATACCATTCTTCAGGATATGTTGCATCTTCTGCAGATATTGTACTACCATCGTTGCCTGCTGTAACATTAAATCTATCAATTACGTCATATTGCAGTCTTTCAAATCCTTGACTATCATGGTTACTAAACTGGTATACAGTTATAGTATCATCAGGATTATAAGCACCGTCTATATGAAGTACTCCGGGTGTAGCTGTAAATTCAGTATTATTAAATGTGCCAAAGCGGTATTCACCATCACTTAAAATGTAAACATGTAAAATGTCACCATCTTGTTGAAGAACGTCATTAGTTAACCTAATTAATGCACCGTTTTGTACACCCGAAGTTGCTGAACCTATAAACGACCACTCGTCGATGTATGCTAGTTCTATTCCTTTTAAGAACACTTTGATTTGACCAGCACTAACTGATCCTGCAGGAAGCTGCCATTCGTCTAATTGATATTCTAATTTGGCTGCTGTACAAGTAAACTTTTTATTATAGCCTGCATTTAGTATTTTATTATTAACTTTTACAATAGCAAACCAAGATTCTACTTGTTGAGTAAACGGAGTTTGACTTAGTGTAAAGCTAGTAGTGCTTCCATCTGCAACAAAGTTATCTATTAACACTTCACTAAAGTTTTGAACATCTGTAATGCTATTTTCAAAAAATGCAAATCTAATTACGCTTCCAATCGCAGGTGCTGATGCAAGTCTAATTATTACATTATTTGGAACTTCGTATGATGCATCGGATTGATAAATTACATTTTCAACCTTAACTCCGTCAATTGTAATATAATAAGATAAGTTGTTACTCCAACGAACGTTAGTTAAAAATTCAGCAGTACTTCCGTCTGCAACAAATTGGTCAATATCTAATACATTTGTGCCACTTACACCTAGTGTTGTTATGTTAATTTTTTCATTTACACTTGGAGCAGTAGTTAATGTAACAGAGTTTGCTGCATAGTTTATTGTGTATGCACTTGCTGCTTTAATGTCAAATCCAACTTTAACAAATAAGCTTTCAGCAAGTATTGGTGCTGTACCTATATCAAAAGTTTTAGTAGTACCGTCGCCGATGTAAACTCTTGAAGTAATCGGACTAGATCCACCTTTAGGTCTTTCGTATACTGTAATATCAACAGTGTCGAGTAGTTGTCCAGGAACAAGTTCTTCTGGTCCAGCACTTGTAGTTTGTGTTACAAATCCATCACCGTCAATAGTAATATCTGCTGCGTTTAAGCCGGTTGCGGTTGTATAGTTTAAGTTGCCGCCAGTTAGGATTGTGTCGTAACCTTCTGGATCAATATCAAACGTTCCGTCGCTGGATGATTTTCTAATAATAACAACATCATCTGTGGCAAAAGTAACTGCATCTTCATCAAAAGTAAGCACGTTATTAGCAATTATTCCGTCATCGCTACGAATCCAACTTGTTTGGCCAGCGCCGGTAATACTAGTAATAAGTGCATTAGTATTAGTTTGTCCTGCTAATCCAAAGCTAGGATCGTCAATTCTTACGCCATTTTTATAAACATTATAGATTGTTCCTACTTCAAGAGGAGTAACAAAATTATACGCTGTTGTACTATCGTCTGCCATAACAAACGTTTCATCTTCAAATGTAGTGTCATAAGACGTATCCCAAGTATCTGAATACCATTCATCGCCGTCCCAGCCACCAGCTCCGCCAAATCCAAAGCTTTTAACTTCAACTCCGCCGTAATCTACACCAGTCATTAACTGTGAAAGATCTGCTCCAAACTGGCCGGGCACTGATTGATAATAATTATTAATTCTATCTTGAGCATGCAACATTTCTACTGCTTTTTTATAAACAATCTCAATAACTGCATCTACAGCAGGTGCTTGAGTAAAAGTAATTTGTCCAAAATATCTATCATATCCTTTAGTTACATCAAGTATATTAGTATAGTTGTATTCACTAGTTAATAATTCAATGTTATCAACAGTAACAGTTACATTAGTGTTGGTTAAATCCATTGGCCAGGTAAGTGTGTAATTAAGCTTACTGCCGGATCCTACAAAATTTTGTGTCTGGGCTAATACAGTATGTAAATATTCGCTTGTTGTTCTGTCAAACTTAACAGCAGTTTTAATTCCTCGAACAGGATTGTCTCCTATTTGTACACTAAGAGTTGCAGGAGTTCCGTTATCACGCAAATTGCCATTTATTGTAACTGTCGGTGAACTATAATAGCCTGTGCCTGGATTAACTACATCTACTGAAGTAATTCTTCCGTCACGGCCTAAGTATGCTTTAAGTTCAGCGCCGGATCCGCCGCCACCTGTTAGAATTAACTGTGGGGTACTTAAATATCCTGCACCATTGTTAACAACATTAACAGAAACAATTTTATAAGAATTATTATCTACCCAATTCTTATTTGGGTATGTTTCAATATCTGCATCAACACCGATTAATGTGTTATCTAAAATTGTAATTAATTCTGGTACTATTTTACCTTGCGAAGCTTTGTAGCTAGGAGGTAAATCAAAATCAGTCACTACAGTATTTGTATTATCAAGACCTTCGTATGCACTTAAATATTCTCTAATTTTTGTTGCAAACGGCTTAACTTCTTTTACATATGCTTCGTAACTAGGCAGATTGTCATTATTAAATGTAATATCTTTTCTTAGTGATCCTACATTATGCTTTGCTTTAATGAAGCTAGTCTTAAACGCCCAGTCAACATAAGGTTGTTCTGAAAATACATATCGCAAACCAGCAAAGAATAGCTGATTAAATTCAATTTGTAATTCGTCAATTAATAAGTTATCTTTAATTGCAGCTAATATAATTGTTAATTCGTCTATCGGCTCACCGTCATAAATTTTAGTATCAAAACTAATAGTATCAAAACCTACACTTGACGAAGCAGAATTGTATAGTGAATCTTTAAATTCAATAGTACCGTTTTGTCTACCTACAGTTTTATAATTTACAGTATAATCTGATGTATCTTGGTTAGCTATCTTTTCAAGCAATAACCATCCGCCTGTGCCAATGTTTGATATCTTAACAATACTACCTGTACTATTACCTAAACTTGTTAATTCATATGAATTATCTATTAAGTAATCTATACTAATTAAATCGTTATATCCTGTGGCATACCAATCAATGTAATTCCAGTAAAGTGACGTATCGTAAGACTGACTTTTAATTCTGTTCCAATATCCTATAGTATCTTGTACACGCTCATATAATGACCATTTTCCTTGGATAGAACTGTCACTCTTAACTAATACTGTAAATCTACGAACAGTTAACAATGTTGCACTATCATAATTAGTGCCTTGTTCTACTACAGTAGCACTAGTAATTTGGCCAACTGTATTAATTCCTAATTCAATGACTGCATCTGAACCGTTACCGGTAACAGTAACTGTCGGAGCAACACGATATCCTCGTCCTGCATCATTAATAACTACTCGAATAATTTTACCATCTTCAACTATTGGTGTTATATTAGCTCTTGTAGCTTTTGAAACTCCAATAAATTCTAAGTCTGTAAGAGTTTCTACAGTTGTGTCGTAAATCTTTTCTTCAGCAGACGGAGCAACTTCATTTAAAAATAACGGTGTAATATCTTTATCATCAATAATTAAATTCTTTGCTAATACACTGTTAGTTCTTTCAATAAATTGTTTAAGAGCTTCGACTTTATTTACAAACCAACTCTGTCTTGGAGAATTCAACGATCCATACTTATACTTTGCACTTAGTGCAGGATCTGGTACTAATCGACGTTGTGCATCATACCCGATTAAACTATCAAACCATTTTTTAGTTATATCTGCCTTTGGTAAACTAGTTTCTAAACCATCGGATATAATCTGATATTGATTATGTATGTTTTGTTCTTGGTTTTCAATAGTCCAGTACTGCACACTTAATGCAACATCACTATCTTTAATCAAATCGTCGCAGTTATAAAGTACAAATTGAGTTGGACTAACTAATGCAGCAAAACGTAGGCCTGCACTTTGCGGATCTTGGATATATGCTTTAATATCAGATATAGTTAAATTTCTAAATTCAACCTGCGGAACTGTTTTCTTGTTAGTAACCCAAAAATAATATTTTGTTTTAAAGTTTTGTGCAACACTGTCAAATACAGATTTTGTAGAGTACACTGCATCGCCGTATACACTTGTTCCGCTGTAACCTTTAGGAAATCCTTCGTTAGTATCTGCTAATAAATCCCATTTGCTAGGAATTATACTAGATTCTACCCACTCATATACATCTATGCTATTTCCTTGGAATAGTTTATTCCAATTTTGTGTACTATAAATTACCGAACCTTGGTAAGGATTAATAAACTTAGCGTTAGTTAAATTCCACCATACTTCGCCTACATGTTCTACTCCCCAACCGTTAGTTGCATCAACTACTACTGTTGATACACTAGCATCAGTATTAGTGTAAGTAGCCGGATCATAATATGTTTTAAATCTAATATTTTGTTCTGCTTCACCTGACACTTTTCCTTGTAAGGGATCAATGTAATCTAAGTAAGTTACTAATTCTTTTGTTGCAGTGTCATACAAAAATAATTTCTTAATTTTATCAATGTCTACCGCGGTTTTTGACGCACTATGAATACTCCAAATATCAGTATTTTCAGGCTTACGGAAGTCAAGTAATTGACCTTTTAAAGTTAGTTCTGTTAAATTTGGTAAACCTACATACACATGATTATTTTTTGTATGGATATTTCTACCAAAGTAATTAACTCCTATATCTGCAACTTGTAGTGTTTGTCCAAATAGCATTGTATTATTATAATTTTCATACAAGTATACAACTCCGCTATTTTCATTAACCGTTTTAAATCCAGTAAATCCTTTATCAAGTGTAGTAGTATTAGCATCTAATATTGTTGAAGTATAAGAGTCGGCATTTCTAGCTGTTATGGCAAGATTTCCGCCATCAAATTGTAAGCTCCAGCCAAACATTTCTGCACGTTCGTTATTTGGACTATTTAAAGTTTGCTGTAACGCAAATGTTCCGTTTACTTGCTTGTAGATATAAACAAGTCCTTGATCAAGTTGGATATCATCGTCATACGGTGCACCAATTGCAATTAACATACCGTCATCACTAATTGATATGCTTTGTCCAAACCCTGTGGTATTTGTCGGTGCAAGTATTTCTTGGCGTCTTTCAAAATGTCCGTTATTTGAACGGTATATAACTACTCTATTAGGCTGTGAATTTTCGTATAATGCCGAAGTGATAAACACATCGCCATTTTTAGAAACATCATAAGACGTACCAAATGCATACATATCTGTTTGATCTAATACTGTTGAAATTACCGAACTATCATTGAATACACTTAGTCCAGTATTATTTGGAATATAGCCAACATAGTCAATAACATCATCAGTTGACGTCCAATCAGATACATTAAATGTACCTGCTGCTATATTAGTTAATGCAGTATACAATGTTCCAGTTAACGTATCACGATATACAATATCACCAGTAAAATAACTTAACGACTCACTAAATGCTCCTTTAAACTTCTTATTCTTAGCATATTCCCAATCATAAGTGTTGCCATTTTCTGTACCGTCTTTGACCATATAAATTCTACCTGGATTAGACGAAGTTTCTTCTCCCTTGGCATGAATAAACGCTCTGTATATATCATTAAATTTAGTAATTTGTATTTCGCTACCTAAAAAGAAGTTAGCTGCTTTTTCTGGTACAGTATATGTACCTACTAAGTCATACGTTCCTGGTCGAGCTTTTTTATATAAAGAATATGTTCCTTCATTTGTTAACCCACTAGCAGTGCCAGTTGCATCCGCTGGAATCTTGTAAATTTGCATCCAGTCATTATTAATAGGAGTCGGGGCATTTGCAGCTCTAGGAATACCTTGTACTGTTCCGCTATTATAGATCCAGCACTCAACGTCAATAAGTGTATTACTTACAGGAACCTCAATCAGTGCCGGTGCTTCAAGAACAAGCAATCCGCCAATATTTGCAGAATCATACCCTAATCCGGTATTTTGTATTTGTCCCATAGTACGATCTACTTGATATACTGGATCAGAATCTGAAGGTACGCCAATGAATTCAATTTCAGCGTTTTGTGCAAAATCGTCACCAAGTGACCAAGTACCAGTAACGTTTTTAACATATATTGTTACGTCATTACTACTACGTTGGTAGAACGCAACTTCTGCTGTTCCTCCTTTAGATTTATCTCTTACAATTGTGCCGATTTTAGGCTCAATTGCGTTTCCGACCAAGTTTTTAGTGTTTACATAGTTAATATAACCATCCCACACATCGTTAATTACATGTGATTTGTTAGTAACTTCAGATGCCAATCCAATAGAAGTTAAATCTTTTACAAATTGTGTGCTATATCTTGCTAATTGATTAACATAAAGATCAATAGTTTGTCCTGCTGAGAAATTATCTGTAACCTGTTTTGGTGCTCTTACAACAAAGAGATTAGATTTAAAGTCACCACTAACACCTGCAGGTCCTGGTGAACCTGTGAAACTAAGAGTTTGAATTAAACTTCCAATTGTATTTTGACTGCTTGATACATTTGCTGTAAACTCTAAACTATTGTAAAAGAATCTACCAGTATCACTACTATCAGTAATAACATCATAAATTACTAGTGCTTTACCTTCATCACTAGCGTTAGTTACAGTAGTAGGTGTATACCCACTAGTTTCTATAAACCAATATCCACCCCATACAGTTGAAGTATCCAAACTATCAACAGGAGCCTGTTTTAGGTATTCGCCAATAAAGTCGCCGTTTGATTTAAACACACTATCTGTATTGTTAAATGTTCCATTTGTATTTTTTAAGTATATTACTGTTTCTGATGCATCTGAAAACACATACGCAACTATTCCATTAGCAACATTAGTTTCTATTAATTCGCCAACTTGCGGTACAGTAGTAGCAGCATTAATATATAAAATTGTATCTACTTTATGCTTTATAGTCCGGTCTAATGCTTCTAAGTAATCAGCAGTTATTAAAGGATAGTCTCCGTTAAATGGCTGTCGTGCTGTAAGGGTTGACAAGTCTTGATTAGCATAAGTTTTAGTATTCCACGATAACCTAATTTGATCGTCAACTCCGCTTCCTTCATACATTGTTAATGGTACTCTAACAAGAATGTGGGTAGTAGGAGTATCTGGAAATGCATAATTTCCAGTAGTAGCATCAATTGCGTAATTTCCAACCAATAATGCAGGTGCTTGCAATGTAGTATCTGTGTCTATTCCTAATGTTTCAACTGCTGCAACTGTGCTTGCAAAACTAGAAAATTCAATGTTAGCTTCTTGACCTTGTATAGCAATTAATGACTGCCACAAACTTTGATCTTTAGAAACAATTGAGCCTTTATTATAATCTGTTGCTGCAACAAACGATCCTGCGTATTTTGATTTAACGTTTGAAGCGTTAGGCGAACCTATCATAGCATACTCGCCGTCGGGGCTAATTGCTACACTTGCTCCAAATCTTTCGCCGTCGTCACCAAACTTAACTGGATTAATAATTTGTGTTTGTGTGAAGTTAGTACTACTAGCAGGTCTATTATAAACAAAGACTCTGCCATCAGCATAGTCTGGTGCGCCAACTAATAATGTAGTATTCCTATCATTTGCACTAATTGCAGTACCATAGTTATCACTTGATGCTGTTGTATTTGACAGTTTTTGTTGGGAAGTATAAGGCTGATTATTCTTTAGAACATTCCAATAACCTGATCCGTTATCATCTATCCAAACTAATTCATCTTTTTCTGTGCCAGCTTGCAAAATTGCATTTGCTGCAAGTGCGTTGCTTGCTCTAACTGATCTAAACTTAGTAAGTGTCCCTCTAACGCCGTCGATAGCAGAATTAGTGCTGTTACTTAACAATGTTATTACATTATTAGAAATAGACTTTACTTTAAAGAATCCTTCTAACTCATAGTTTTCATAGGATGCGTTTGCTGAACTATCTGAGTTTCCAACAGCATTGTATTTGTAAACGTCACCAAAGCCAATTATATCATTAGCAGCAATATCTGCAGGTGTTGCATCAACAGTAATTGTAAACTCAGTACCGTTTCCTTTACTAATAGATTCAATAGTATAACTTGTTAGCACATGTTGGTAAACATTCCAGGTTCTGTTATCAGTACCTGTCCAAATGTACGCTCCCTGTTTAACTTGAGCATAACTAAATTCTACAATATCAGTATAATTTCGTGTAATACCAGTAACGTCTTGTTGATTAACGTACCCTGCATTTTTAACATAGGTATCAGTTATTGTCTTTTCTGGAAATGCACTAGCATGGTTGTAGGTAGAGTCTTTTAAATATACTTCATAAGGTAGTATACGATAAGTTAAATCAGTTTCATTGCCAGTTATACTATTAACAAGTTCAATAGGTTGGGGACTTAGTCTAAATTTACTTTCATCTAATTTAAATTCAACTTCGTTAAATCCATCTGATGCTCCGTACTGGCCATCTTTAATTGCCCATTCTTCGTAGAACTCAAGACTATCTTTACCATCTGAGCTTAATACATCAAATAATTTTGTAAGAGCATTTGATGTACCTTTATCTGCAATATATCCTTGATAAAATTTATACTGACTTACACTATCATTGATAATGTTTTCAAGATAAGTGCGCTTTTGATATCCAATTAAATGCTGCGCAAGGCGCTGCTGTTCGGTGTCAAAGTTGTCGCTATCTAGATCGTAAAAATCTGCAAATTGATTTGTCTTATATTCAAAGTTTGCATACAGTCCTGATTCGGGTTTGTCAGTTAATCTATTCCAGTTAGAAGAAGTAAATGTAGTTTCTCCAGGAATTTTATTAGCTGCACTATAATAGAATTCTTTATATTTTACAACCTGGCCAATAGTATAATCTTTCCAAGATTCCCATTCTTCGATAATAACATCATCGTATATAAATCCAGGGATATTTAAACTGCCATCCCATTCACCTGTTCTGTATCCTAAAACTTTAATTCGTTCTTGTCTGTATCCTGGTTGTAAGTCATATATTACATCGCCAAATACAGTTTTATTATCTATTAATACTACATGTTCTTTTTGAACTAGTGGTAGTCTAATACCAAATATACCATCAGCTGTTGACTTAGGTCTTAATATAAACTCATTTGGCTGTCTTCCTAGACTTGCAAACTCTTCAATAAGTTTTTTACCATCAGATTTAATTAACGAATATCCATAAAACGGATCAAACACATTATCAACTACACTAGATTGTGAGACAAATTTAAGCTGAGATGCTCCTGGCGAAAGTGTTATAACACTCCCTGATGCCCAATTTTGTGTTGTCCAAAATAGGAATTCATTAACACTGTGTCGCCAATTTAATACTGCACTACTTTCGCCGTCATAATAATCAAATACAAATCCTTTTGATTCTAACCAATTTCCGTAACCTAATAGAAAATCAACAACACCTTGCACTGTTGGTATTAAAGTGCCGTATTTTATGTTGTCTTCAATCTCAACAAACGATTTACGTAAAACTGCATCTCTGCCACCAATTAACGGTAGTGATGAAAGTTTAGAAAGATTAGTTGTATCAAAGTCTGTGCTACTTATAAAGTTAGACTTTACTCTGTAATATGCTCCCTGGTATTCAATATTTGAACCTGCAACGTATTGTTTTGCTGAATCCCAGTTTAAGAAAGGCTCGCTTATTCCGCCTATGTTTATACTTGGATCTTTTTGCGTTGACACAGCTTTATGAAATCTAAAAGTAGTATCTTCTTTATCGTATCCTTTAATAACATAGCCGTCTTCTCTACGTTCAATAATTACACCACTATAACTTATAGTTTCAATAGGTGAACTTGTGTTTAAAATAACTTGATAATTTTCATTCGGAACAAAAACATTGCCTTCGTTTAAAGGAGTGCGACTATCTAATATTAATCTAAATTTATCTTTGTCTGTAAATCCTGCAATTTTAAATCCTAGCTGATTTTTAATAGATTTAATATTTGATTTATATGCATTGTAAGACGTTAATACATCTGATGCCATATAATTAAATACATAATTTATAAGACCTGATGTATATACCTGCGTAGTATCTACTGAAGTATTTGGAAATACTATATCACTTAATTTAATTCGCTTGTTAGTAGCTGAATAAACTATTTCGTTTGCAATGTTTCGCACTTGTCGAATTCTGTCAAACCCTGTTGCAAAAACTTTATTTGGCTTATTAATTACTAAACTTCTTAATAAACTAAATTGATATTCTGAACTACGTCTCCAAGCAGCCTCCACCGGTGCTCCGTCGCCAAAAACAAAACTAGTGTCAATTTCGCCTGAATTATAATTATTAATATATCCGCAATCAATAGGCGACAATAACTCACCACTTTCGTTAACTGGAATATGTTGTGTCAATCCATTGCGCTTATACTTTTCTAAAGTAACTAACTTTTTGTTAGGTTTTCTTACGACACCACTTTCAAGGTCTTGCCATAAAATTAAATTATCTTTAGTATACGGTGCTGGGCCATACTGTGCTTCCCACCAAGTTGGTTTAATAGTAAATCCTAACATTTCCCAAGGATGTGTATGCGGACGATCTGTGTCAAATGCTTCTATATATATTTGTCGCCAAAAACCCGGAACAGTCTTTCCACTCGGTGATTGTAAATTTTTATAATTAAATGTAAATCTATTTGTGCGCTCAAAGAAGTTGTGTAATGTATAATCAGATTCGACTAAATTACTCCATTCTACAAAGTCGCCTAACATAGGACTATTTAATTCTGTTCTATCAAGTTGAGTATTTCTAAATTCGCCGCCAACAAAATCATGGACATCAAATAGTGTAGTATCGTATTCTACTTTAATGTTATTAAAAATTCTCTTTTCTAATTCTAAAATAAGAGCATCACGGTAGTCATTATATGCAACAATGATACTGCCATCATGTCCTTGTATCGATAATGTGTTTGTTTGATATGTATCATCAACAAATACTGTTGGCTCGTACTTTGGAAATAATCCAAGTTTAGTTGGAGTAGGAGGTATATAACTACCGTTAGTATTTTCATATTCGTAGATTTCAATAACATCATCTACTGCTTTAGGTGCTGTTATTACACAAAATCCGTCAGTATTAAATGTATAATCCTTAAGGTGTATTAACTGCGTTCCGTTAAGGTAAACATGTACAGCCCTACGAGTTTGTTCACTAAGTAAAAAAGTTTGGCTTAGTCCGTAAAACGTAAAGTTAGAATCTTCTACAATATATGTATTCTTTTTCGTAGCGCCAAGTGCTACCATGTCTGTAAAGAAGAATGGCATACTTTTAGTTTTGTCTTTATTAATTTCTTCAAGTATTTTATCTACATGAGTTTTAACGTCTCCGTCATATCCTAAACTACTAGCAGTTGATATAAAAAGTCTTTTAAATTTCGCATATTCATTTTTTGCAAATCGAATAGCTTTTACAATATTAGCATCTTTATCAACAGTGTGATATAGGCTTAAATTTAAAGGAGCACTATGTTGTACAAAGCGTCTTCCGTACTTTGATATCGGTCCTATATCTCTTAAATTACCAACACCTGGAAACTTTCCTAAAAATTCGTCAGTGCCTTCAACAATTGTACTAACATGGTCATTTATTTCACCTAATGTAAAATCTGATATATTTTCATTTAGCGGATTTCTTTCTAAGTTAATAGGAATTTCATAAAAGCCATTATCATTTTTTAGTGCTGCTGTCTTAGTCTTAATAATAATTACATCGCCTATTGTAAGCGTGTTAACAAAATTAATAACTGAATTATTATTTGTAGACGTTGATATTGTATAATCAACATCTTTAAATTGTAAATCATTATTTAAATATACCCTTAACCACATATCAGTTAAAGATGCGCTATCTAAATAAGTGTCAATTTCAAAACCAGTTGACGTATTGTCAAATACATATTGACGAATTACAGGTTGGTCACTATCTGTTTCAGCCTTTGTCCAGCCACTAATTGTATTGTAGGTTACTCTATTACTGTATGATCTTAAAAATCCAACATCGGTACTCTTAGTAACAATAGCATTATCTAAAGTGTAAGTAAACGTGTCTTGCAACAGATTAAAGTCAAAGATAATATCACCAGTATTAGCAATATTTCTATAAGCTAGTGCAATTCCAATTTCTGAATCAACAGCACCGGTGCCGGTTTTATAAGAAAATACTTTTGTTCCTGTAAAGTTATTTGCTTCATATACTGTAGTATCACTATAAGAAACATTTAAACTATCAAACACATCAAATACTGGAGGTTGATTTGTGCTTGTTTTATCTTGGGTTAATGCCCAGGTTGTTCCGTTAAAATAAAATTGCTTACCTTTAAAAGAAGTGCCGTCTTTAACAAGAATAACTTCATTTTCTAATGGAGTACTATCGCTAACTTCTACTAAATGAATCTGTCTATTAGTTGCACTACCGCTTGCAAAGTTAATATAAGTTACTTGAAAGATTTTGTTTTTAACTAGAAGATCAGTGTCAGCAGTGAATAAGACTCGCATGCCTTCTACAATATCAATACCGTCTATATTATAACCTTGAGATCCTTCAATTATGCTAAATGCATCAGTTGTGTAATTGTCTACTAGATCAACATCTGTCTTTGCTTCTGTGCCAAATTTATGTAACTTCAAACCTGCATTAAATTCAATAATTGGTCTTTTAGCTCGTTGAGCCTGGTCAACTTCAACTGGCTGATTGTTTATTCTTGCTGATTCTTCAATAATACTTTTATGGAACCATCTATTATAACGACTCCATAAATTTCCGTCTTTACTTGCTCTGTTAATAACAAAGTAATCTTTATCTTTAGGGTAACCTATTGCACTTCCGTACGGTAATCTGTCAAAGCCAACATTGTCGTTGTCAAATTCTAATACAATATCGTCAGTAAAAGCAGACGGTACGTTTAGGCTAGTTTCTGAAATTAACTGAATACTATCGCCAACGCCTTCAACATAGTAATAACCTTCTGAATACGCTACAGGTTCTACCATTCCAGAAAAATAAACTTTCATACCGTTTGATAAATTGAATCCTGAAGAAGTTTTATAAAAACGTTTTCCTATAACTTCTGATTGTACATCAATAAATGTAGCTTCATCTATATCTTTAACAATGATAGTACCGGCAGCATTAATATCGTTTCCAGCAACATAATAAATTATGTCAGGAACATCTGCGCCTATTTGAAGAGTAGTTGTTCCTTTTTCAAGATTTTGTAAACTTACTCCTTCAAGTACTAAAATTGAACTTGAATCTAAATTAAAATCGTCTTCTAAAGTACGCTGAGTTTTAATAGTAAATGGAAGATTTGGAGTATCAACTTCAAATCTATAAGTCATTCCTCTATATAAAGTAATAGTAGGGTTATTAACAGTTCCTGCATTAGAGAACATATAGGTATTGTTATCAACATTGTCACCTATAGAAACTTTAATTGTACTTTCAACATCAACAGTATTACCAGCAACACCTACTGATTGAGGACCAGTTGGCAACCAATAATACTCACGAAAGTTTGCCACCTTATCCCAATCAATATTTGGGTTCCAGGCATAGTATTCTTGTGCGTTAACTACACTATGATCATTCTCGCCTTTGTTAAAACTGTCTAGCTGATTAATAAAGTCATTGTAATCTTTAAAAAAGCTAACATTATTTAAATCATCTTTAATTATTGTTGCTGGTTCAAATTGATAGTTTTCTCTTGCAGAACTAACATCGCCAACATAGTTGTCATTTTGTTCAAATGCTTTTGCAGATTTTCTACCATAATATCCATTAATTTTTTCTACAACACCGGGTTGGATTAATTGATCAAGGGTACTATTTAAAAACTTTTTGTTAGCCTGCGTTCTATAATACCGTGGTAAATGATTTTCGCTTTTACGTTTACTAGAACCATTTGCTGGTAGTGCTGGTTCTTGTTGATCATCATTAAATGACATTAATTGCTACTCCTAATACTCTGAATACCTACGTTAGATGATGCTGTACTTGTAACAACGGCATTAGTTGCTTTAAGTCTAGATGCGGTAACTGCGTCAATGATATCAATATCGTCTACAGTTGCTCCACTAATAAAAATTTGATCTACTTCTGCTTTAACTTCAAACAAACTACCAAAACTTTGTGTAGATTGATTTGGAACAACAACGAACGTAACTAAGTCTGGTGCTAATTGCTGCATTACATATGCACTAAGTTCCGAAAAGTAGAAAGTTTCTCCAAATTCCCAATTCTCTAATGCAAAAAATTCATTAATTGCTGAAATAACTCTTGACTTTACATCGTTGTTATTTAAAACTAAATCTGGGTTTTTAACAATCTTAAACTTAGCTTGCAAATCAGTTTCTGCCTTATCACCAAATAGTATCTTATACTTAACCGGATGATATATAACTTCGTCACTTAATGATTTAATTTTATTAATTTCTGCGCCATAATTTGAGTACAATTGATCTGAACTAGGAGCTAGCGGCATAGTAGCAGTTGTGCCAACCAAATACTGACGATAACTAGTATCATAACTTCTTGTTAATAAGTATGTGTCGATAATATTACTTACACTTGGGTCAATTCTTGCACTTGCATCTGCTGCATGTATATACTGGAATTTTAAATTGTCGCGGCCAATTCTTGCTTTATAATCTTGCGTAATAGTTAACGTTCCGGCATTTTTATTTAATACTTCAAATATATCTTCAGCAATATAATAAAATACCTGTGCGTCATTGTACTGACTTAATGCTCCAATATTATCCTTAGTTGATAGGGTAATAATATTGTGCGTTGCTTGAGGAACATAGTTAAAGTCTTCAACGCCGTCTGTAGCTGTGCGCTTTTGTAAAAATACATACTTAGTAGTTGGTGCAGATGCTTCGTCTACAATTTCTTCAAATATTTGCGGATCATCAACTATGCCATCATCGTCTTCATCAAAGAAACTAACTTGTATCTTTTTACTATTTACATAGCCTTCTGCATCACGATATTCTTCTACTACTTCCCACTCAAAGTCTTCAGTAAAAGAAGCAGTACTGTCTGGTTTTGTATTAATGCTTAATACAGAAATTTTATCTTTAATAACTTTACCGGTTTGATTATTATAAATTTTATCACTCGAATCGTAATAGAATCTAATCTCGTCATCACTCTCAAACACATAACGACTAGCCCGATATGTAATAGTATACTTGTCGCCGTTGGTTTCAAATAACAATAACCAACTTGCATCTAATTGCTGACTAGTATTATCGCCAGTTTTACCAATACTAAAGTTACTACTAATGTCTAAGTTATTGTTTGTAATAACACGCCATTCGCCTATATTTGTATCAAAGCGTAGTCCAAACGTTTTATAAGCAAATGTTTGATCAATAATTTGAGTTTTAACTTGGTCTTGTAAAGATATTGCTAGCCTAGGTCTAACTTCTATAAGTTTACTAGTACTAGGAATTATATCATTAAAAATAACAGGACCAGTTCCGTCGGCATTTGTTACAGTACCGTTATCTACAACACTAATAACCTTTGTCCATTTATATGTTACTCCGTTTAACGGAATAACTCCACTTGACGGAATACTAACTAATGCATTATTATTTTTAGTATTAAAATATTTTCCTGTCGGTGCTTCAAATTTAACCAAGCTATCTGATTTAACTAATTTTAATGTACTCGCAGTAAATGTACCTAATTCAGTTCGCAGGTTATTAGCATTAGTAAAATAACCTGTTGACTGGTTTGTATCAGTTGTAAGATTATTCCAGGAAATATTAAGATCTCCTAGAAGGAAAAATGGAAACGTATTAAGATAATAGTTTTTAATTTTTCTGTCATTTAATATAGGTTCTATTGTATTAACAATTGCTCCTTCAACATCAGTTCTTGTCGTAAAACTAAATGTTTGTTTAGGAGTTAAAAATTCTTTATAAACAATTCCGTCAATACCAAATAAATTTGTTTTAGAATATTTTCCAGTAGCATCTTTTAGATCTAGATATCTACTAATTCCGCTTGCAATTCGATTTACACTTTTTGCTTTTATAATTTCTTGACTTACACCAAGTGGACCAATTTGATAGTCTTCTGCTGTAATCATTCTATTTTGAGTGTAATATGTCGCTGGAGCGTTTGCTTTGATACTTGCATTAGTTTCACTTACTGTACTATTGTCAACAGTATACTTTAACTGATATACAATAGTAAGTGTTTCTTGTTTTCCAGTTTTACTCAAATACGGAACACGTACACTAACGCCGCGCATGTCGCCAGGATTAATAACAATTCTTCTGTTTTTACTTGTTCTGTAGTATGCTCTAAATTGTCCTTGCGGTAACGTACCAAACACGCCATCTGAAAATATTAAACTAACTCTGTCATTTGCTCTAGTTAATACACTATAGATATTTCTAATACTTTTACTTAAACTATTATAGATAACATTGTTACCTTCAACTGCATCTACTTTAGACCATAACTCTTCTTCATTGCCATAATTGTCTAATTTATAAAGCCAAATATCACTATTGTTAATATTAGTTGCATCAATTGCAACTACTTGATTTGTACTAGGATTGTTAACAGTAAACGCTCCTTGGTCTAATGTTCCTTGTCTAAAGTGACAAAAGAATCCTGAATTAGAACTTGCAGATCCTCGGCCGTCATCTCTATATAAAAATGCAAAGTTGTTTCCTGGGAAAGGAGCTTCTTCTTCAATGTTACTATTAACTATATCAGTACTAACAATCTCAAATCTATTAGTAATTCCGTCAATTGCTTTATTAAAGCTAAAAACAGGAATATCAGAATTAGAACTACTAAAGCGATATTGCTGTGTAGGAACACCATTTACGGTTTCACTTTTAATAGGTCTGCCAAATGTGTTGTTTACAGGCAAAGCAGAATTCATAATTTTTATAAATTGCTCGTACCAATTTGAATTACTAGGATCGTTCCATATAACAGTTTGTTTTGCTAAATTAAGATTGTTTGAATCTCGCACTTCTTCCGAAGTTTGTACACTTTCAATTTTAAGTAAGCCGTTTGCTGCTTGATTACGTTTAGGATTATAAGAAAGCATCCTAGCTAATCGTAATACACTTTCTCTACGTTCTGCTAGTTCGAGGAAGTTTTCACGAGCATTTAAATCGTTGCGGAAAGCAAAGTTTTGACCTAAAAATGCAATAAGATCTATAAGTGCAAGATATTCACTTGACTCAATATAATCGTTAAAGTCCTCTGGATAGTTTTGACGTAGATAATTAATCATCGTCCTACGTAAATTATCAAAATCGTAACTCTTAAAATCAGCATTTCGGTAGCTCTGATAGATTCGTTTCCAATCTTCAGCTACTAAAAGTCTATTTTGTCTGTCTGTTGATGACATGCTTTGCTTCCTCTTTTATACATAGTATTTATTGAATCTACAAAACTACGTACTTAATTACTGCGAAGTAAAGCCGTTGTTTTCGTCAAATGTTAATTGCATACGTTCTGCAATATTATAAGGAAGATATACCAGTGTAGCATCCAATTGTATGCCACTATCATATTGGTCAATTGATATGCTGTCTACTTGCACACGCGGATCGCTATTAATAATTTGTGTTACATTCTCAGTAATAGCATTCTTAAGCTGCTCTGTTAATGGCTCAAAGATTATATCCCATATAATTGTTCCAAATTCAGGATCACTAAGTAATTCTCCTTGCCTAACATGAAAATTATTAATAATGTCCTGTTTAATTAATTCTATATCGTATAATACAAAACTACTAGCTTCGGAATTAACTGTACTAAATCCCCTATAGGTTCTTGTGCCAACACCATAGTCAGCTTTTACGTTAGGACGTATTGTAATTTCACTGTACAGTTTTTTCTCTAATGTGCTCATACTGTATTTACCTCTTATTGTGCGCCACTATTTGTAGTTACTATTGTAGCATTACTTTCAGTCGTTGTTTGAGCAGGATTAATTGCAGGCTCAGGTGGGCATTGTTTAAAAGTATCTTCAACTACTACTTCGCCGGCATCTGCTGGGGTTTGTACTGCGGTAGTTCCGTCAGTAGTATTAACTACAGGAGAACTTGTTCCTTCTACATTGTCAGTTTGTTCAGCAGTATGTGCAGGTGGATTTCTATTTTCTGCGCCAGTCCAACCGCCACCGTTAGGAACTCTAGTAGGTGCTGCTGCACCAGTTGCTGCTTCAGCAACAGGGCCGTTAAAATGTATTGGGTCTGATGTCATATAAATTCCGCCAGCAGTAATATTAGTTTTTCCGCCTGTGGTAATTCTTCCGTTTGCTCCAACTTTTATATTTAGATCAGCTACACTTTCAAAATTAGTGTTTGTTCCTGATTTCATATTAATTGCATTACCTGCTTCTATATTAATGTTTCGATCTGCTTTTAAATTAATGTCAGTAGTTGCATGCACGTTTACACTATCTTTAGCATAAATGTCAATTTTTCCTCCAGCAGTCATTTCAATCATTGTGCCATTGCCGTGACTTATTAATAGTAAATCTTCACTGTTATGCATAAGAATTTGATGACCTGATCGTGTTTTAAAACGCATCAAGTCATTAGCAGGGTATAATGGATTTCCGCCTGCGTCTAAACTAGCATATGCACTAGGTCCTTCTGAAGGAGAACTTGTTCTATAAAGACTTGGATCGCCGTCGTCCATTACAAAACTAGATCCGCCTAATCTGTTAAACGGAACTTGAGTTTGTCCAAATTGTTCACCGTATGCTACTCTTGGCTTGCCGTCTCTCCAGTCTGCAGGGCCCGGACTATTCCACCCAAACACCATGCTAGGAGTTTCACGCCTGGCACTACTTGTAGTATGTCCTCTAATAGAATCATTTTCTAATCCAGCTCTTTGGAGAGCAGCGTATGCATCAGTATGTACAGGCTTTTTAAATTGTGTAGGATTGTTTCCTGTTGCTTCTTCTAATTGTTTATTATATTCGCCTACTGGTCGTAATTGTCCAGTTTCTTCTCTATTATAAGTTGTGCTTGCATTGCCTGGGACCATAAAATTTGCATATTGGTCTTGCACACAACCAATCCAATATCCTTGTCCTCTATTGCCTTCAGCAAAAATAACTAATACAGTAGAATCAACATCAGGAGGAACTGCCCAAAATCCATAACTTTGTTGACTATTCTCAAAACCTTCGTTTTCAGTAACTCCCTTATAAGGTGTAACTCCATAAAACGGGCTTAGATAACTAACTGTTACCATTTGTCCTGAAGTTTCAACAGAATTACCTTCGCTGTTGTGTTTTAATAATTCAACTTGAAGTTGACCCATATATTCAGTATCTAAATGATTTCTAACTTTAGCTAGAAATGGGCCTGGACCGTCTATGCTAGTTTGACTTCCTGGAGTACGTTGTTCTTCCATTTTTATTCCTTAGAATGGTACTGTTATTTAAAGGCTTCCGGAGTGTCGGAAATTTGCTGCTTTGAGTCTGTCAGAGCAACTGCTCCTGTAGATTCCGAAGTTGAGAATCCTGTATTTTCTTGATTCCTGCGCCTAATTAATTGTAATTCTTGTGTATATTCACCATTGCTAAATTTGTTGCTTACTTGTATTACTTTGTACAATCCACTAAAATTAGCAACTGGTTGAGATCCAAATCCTGGAAAGTCCATATATCCGTTAGAACCGTAATCTAACGGAGTTCTAAAGTTTAATATAATATCAACTTCTCCAGTTTCATAAGACATTGCACCGTTGCTTAACAAATTTAGTGCCCCTGCTAGACTAGGAGAACTATAGTTGCCCATACCACTGTCTGCCATAAAATAAGGATCGCCGTGAATCACTAAGTCTACTTGCAACAAGTCAACTGGACTATTAACTAGAGCTTCATTAAAGCTCATCGCTACTATGCTTTCTGGATGCATTACCAAACCACCACCGTCTACTATATTTGCAGTTGGAACTATTGGTTTTAATAGTCCTTCAGCAACTGCTTCAGTATTTCCTGTGTTGGTACCAGGGGTAGATCTAGCGTTTCCTCCAGCTAGTTCTTGCGAGCCGCCTTGTACACTATCCGAAGTTAGCTGTCCTAGATCTCCGTGATAACCTGTAAAAAATGCATAATTAAATTTAATGTCAAAGTCAATTATATCTTTGTTTAACCCAGTATAAATGTAATTGTATTCTTTTACTGCTTGACGTTTAAGTTGTATAATTCCAGGTGATTCTTCAGTAGGTCCTTGAAACACACTACGATGTACCATATACGGAGTTACCCTATAAACAAGTATTCTGCCAGATTGTCCTGTTCTGTCTACTTGTTCATTTCCGGACACTAGATAGACTTGACTAGAAATTCGAAACCACGGAACCATACCGTTCCCGTCCGCCTTTACTGTAGCAATTTGCCGGCCATACTCACTAGCAATCACAACTTGTTCAATCATGTCTTGGATTTTAATGCCACTGGAGAATGTCATCGATCTAACATCTTGACTCCGTTGAACTTTACACCTATCTATTTTTCCTGGACGTTCATCGTTTTCTGCTAACGCCGGAACTCCCATTGGCATTTGTCCGCCGTCTAAATTACTCTTAACAATTTCAGCTAGGCCAATTTTATTTAAATTAGCTAGATCATCAGAAAAGTCTCTAATTTGTTCACCTAATTGACTTCTACTAACTACTACTCCGGCAACATTTTGTATTTGTTCTTCAAAAGTATCCGGAACTTTTCCGTTTGCTATTCCAGTCACACTAGTGTATAATCGCTGTAAGTCTTCTGCAGACAATTCTCGCATACCTTCACTTGAACTATCCTGAGAACTCTTATCAGTTGCTCCGTCGTTATTAGTTGTAGGAGCAAAGTCTCCAGCACCGGATGATCCTATTTCAGTTGGAAATAGTATTGTGTATTGATTAGCAGTGTCAGCTTGTTTTGCGTTAACTAACTGTAGTTCTCTATTGTTTAACACAGTAGTTAAACTAGCTGCGCCAGACTGTAGCATTTCTGAAACAGTAGCACCTGAAATTTGTATATCAGTATGCGACGACTGTGTTTGATCAGTAAAGGCTGATTCGTTAAAAGGAATTGCTTGTACATCGTATGTACTTCCTTCTTCGGTGACATTAAAATTTACGTTTACTATCTTTATTGGGTAAACACGCCGTGCCCTGCTAGCATTTATAGGCCTGCCGTGATCATCCCATCCTTTAAATTGCACCTGTAATACAAACGGAGCTTCTAAATAATTTTTATAGCCGGCCTGTAGTGCTGAAACTTGTAGAGCTTGAAGGAAATTTCCCATACTATACGGTTCAAGTACTTTAAAAGATAATGCAGTAGCATTTGTTAACTTAGTTCTATCAGTAGGTGCAATAATTGTGTCAATATCAATATCTTCTATAAAATATTCTGTTTTGCCTTCTTTATCATAGACTGTGCGACCTGAGGTAGTTTTACCGCCGCCGCTTCTTAGAATTGTAAAAATAGGTTCTCGATTTCTATATGTTGCAGCAGGATAGTTTACTTCAAATGGGGTTAATACACCTAAAGTAAAAATATAACTGTAACTAGCAAATTGATCTAATTCATTAGGCATCTTTCCGCTTCCAGAAAGCAATCCTCCTAAAAGACCACTTAACTGACTACTAAATTTATTAGTAAGGTTGCTTACAAGTCCGTTAACACCTTGTGTTACAGTAGCGCCAGCTTCTTCTACTGCTCCTACTATTATCGATTCAGCGTCAGTAACGTTTGATACTACCGTGTTAGCACGTTCTTCAATTGTGTTGCCTGCTGCTGTTAGTCGGTCTGCCCAGTTTTGCGCTTCTATTGTCATTTATAATCCTAAAACTCGTTGTAGTGCTTCGCCTTTTGGAATATATATTGCAGTACCTGCTTCAATATCATATATTGGATCTTTTATTGTATCCATATTTCGTTGAGCAAAGACCCACCATAGATCTTTGTCGCCGTATAAATCATATGCTAAAAGATCTGGTCTGTGAGTATATTGTACTTCAATAGTATATAATACATCGTCTGACTCTGAAGGTACTGGTCTAATAGAAAGCGTGTCAAGATATTGATTTCTTACATTGCTAGTTTTGTAGTAAGGACTTGAAGGTGTGTATGATGCCATTAGATAAATCCTACTCCACTGCCATTAGCATAACCGCCAGCAATGAATTTGTCAAGACTAAACGATTGAACTGATCGTCTGCTGTATGTCGGTGTAACTTGTATAGCTATCTGACTTCTTGTTGGTACCCAAGTTCCTTCTGGGCCAATACCCGGAACATGAATATAATCAACATCTGATGGTAAATCAACTGAAAACAAATTTACAACAACTGGTACATTTTTTAACACAAAATCACCGTATCCGTTTAGTCTAACTACTGGTGGCGGAGATCCTTGGTTAGTAGTATCAATACCGTATGACATTTTAGTTACACTTCTCAAATAGTGTACTGCTGCTATCCAATAAATTGCTTCATCGGCATTTTCAACTAAAAAGTCTCCAGTTATACTAATTGTATCAGCTTGACTATTTTGGTAAACTGGAAAGGGATAGTTACTATGAGTAGGACGCATTGATCCATAGTTTGCACTATGTTGTAAAATAATCTGCGGAGTGTATGGAA